CGGCATTCGCGGTCCGGTGGGTAGTGGCCAGTCTGTTGGGGGTTGCATTGAAGTGTCTCGCCGCGCGCTTGAGCAAGACAAGAACGCTGAGGGTATGCGCAAGAGTCGGTGGGCAATTATTCGAAACACCAACCCGCAGCTAAGAACAACGACGATTAAGACTTGGCTAGATTGGTTTCCTGAGAATGCTTGGGGCAAGTTTACTTGGTCGGTGCCTTACACCCATCACATTAAGAAGGGTGACATTGACCTTGAGGTTATCTTCTTAGCGTTGGACCGTCCTGAAGATGTAAAGAAACTGTTGTCGTTAGAACTGACAGGCATTTGGATTAACGAGGCGCGGGAAATCCCCAAGAGTATTATTGACGCCTGCACAATGCGTGTTGGCCGCTTTCCTTCTATGCGTGATGGGGGACCATCGTGGACGGGCGTTATCGCTGATACCAACGCGCCGGAGGAGGATCACTGGTGGCCGATCATGGCCGGGGAGGTTCCGATCCCCGATCATATTTCTTCTGAGCAGGCCAAGATGCTGGTGAAGCCAGACAACTGGAGTTTCTACACGCAGCCCTCCGGGATGGTAGAAGAGAAGAACGAAGAGGGCGAGGTTCTTGATTACAAGCCAAACCCTGACGCTGAGAATCAAAAGAACATGCTGAAGTCTTATTACTCGAATCTCATTCGAGGTAAGACCAAATCTTGGATTGATGTCTATGTGATGAACCGCCTTGGGCATATTCAAGATGGCAAGCCTGTCTATCCAATGTTTGCGCCTGAGGTTCACATTGCCAAGGAAGAGATTCCTATCGCTGCGGAACTGCCTGTGTATGTGGGCGTTGACTTTGGCCTAACCCCGGCGGCGGTGCTGGGGCAAAAGGTGCGCGGTCGGTGGTTGATCCAATCTGAGATTGTTGCCGTAGATATGGGTATCGTGAGGTTTGCCGAGGTTCTTAGAAACGAACTGTCTACTCGTTTCTTTGCCTGCCCGGACGTAATGATTTATGGCGACCCGGCGGGTGACTTCCGGGCGCAAACCGATGAATCAACGCCATTCCAGATACTCCGCGGCGCTGGGCTAAAAGCATTCCCAACGCACTCTAACTCTGTTGATCTGCGCCTTGAGGCTGTTTCTTCGCAGCTAATGAAGATGATGGAGGGCAAGCCGGGGTTTATTATCGACACCCGCTGCCCGATGCTTATCAAGGGTTTTGAGGGCGGGTACGGATACAAGAGGATGGAAGTGAGCGGCGAGCGGTACGCTGACAAGCCCGACAAGAATATGTTTAGCCACGTCCACGACGCCCTTCAGTATTTGATGCTTGGGGCTGGCGAGGGGCGCGCGCTGATGAGCAGTCAGAAGCCAATGCAGGCCACGGTTGCCAAGCGAGACTTCGATGTATTTAGCAAGTCCTCAAAGCCACGCAGACGACAAGGTTTGTGGTCGAGGCTGTAATTGTGCATTGTTGTTATCAAGTGATCGTGTTTTCAAGCGCGAAAAGCAAAGGAGATTATCATGTGTGGTGGACCAAGTAGTTCCGAAAAGGAAGCGATGCGGCGGCAAGCAGAAGCGCAAGCAGAAGCAGCGGCAGCATCTCGTAAGGCAGCAGAGGCAGCATCTCGCAAGGCAGCAGAGGTGCGCGCTCAAGAAAAGTCGAAGCAGAAATCTGAGGTTAAGGCCACGCGGTCTAGCGGTGGCGCAACGCGAGGCGGCACTGGTCGTCGGTCTTTGATGCAGTCTTCTAACTCAGGATTCCTTGGTAGGTTCTCGTAATGGATAAAGAGGCAAAAGAGTACTTAGAAAAGTATAACCGGGCTAAGGCCATGCGGGAAAACTGGGTTCCTCTCTTTGAGGAATGCTATGAGTACGCTTTGCCTCAGCGAGAATCTTTCTACTACGAGGAAAAGGGTCAGCGTCGAGACGATAAAATCTTTGACGAGACTGCGGTGGTTGGCGTTCAAGAGTTTGCCAGCCGCCTTCAGTCTGGCCTTGTGCCTAACTTTGCGCGCTGGGCTGACCTGATGTCAGGCAGCGAGGTGCCAAAGGAGCAGCGGGAGGGCGTAGACAATGAATTGGATGAGGTCACGGAGTATGTCTTCGAGGTCATTCAAAACTCTAACTTCTCTCAGGAAGTGCATGAATCCTTCATGGACCTTGCGGTTGGCACTGGCGTTCTCTGCGTAGAAGAGGGCGACTCAGTTCAGCCTGTTGTTTTCAGTGCAATCCCGCTGCCGCATGTGGTGCTGGACACTGGGCCCGATGATCGCATCGACCATGTGTTTCGTGAGCGCAAGAAGGTAAAGTTCGATCATCTTCCGCTGATGTATCCCAAGGGCAAGTTCAGCCCTCAGGTGCAGTCAAAGATGGGGCGCAATCAGGAAACCAAAGTTCTTGAGTTTGTCTGCCGCGACTACAGCAAGAAGAACGAAGAAGCTTACTTTCATTACGCTGTCTGCATGACCACTGAGACTGTCTTGATGAAGAAAGAGATGAAGGGCTTGGGGTCCAATCCGTTTATCTGTTTCCGCTGGGGCAAGTGCGCTGGGGAAATCTATGGCCGCGGTCCGTTGATTAACGCGCTGTCTGCAATCAAGACCACCAACCTGACGATTGAGTTGATTCTTGAGAACGCGCAGATGGCAATCTCTGGCATCTATCAGATGGAAGATGATGGCGTGATTAACCCGGACACAATCAATCTTGTTCCCGGCTCAATCATTCCAAAGGCTATGGGGTCTGCTGGCCTACAGCCAATCCGCGCGGCTGGCAGCTTTGACGTGGCTCAGCTTATTCTCAGCGACATGCGATTGAACATTAAGCGCGCGCTTTACAACGACATGCTTGGCAACCCGGATAAAACCCCGGCCACTGCCACTGAGGTCGCGGAGCGTATGGCTGACCTGTCTCGTCGGATGGGGTCTGCGTTTGGCCGATTGCAAGCAGAACTGGTTCAGCCTGTTCTTCAGCGTGTAATCTACATCTTAAAGAAGCAGGGGCGCATCGAAGTGCCGACTGTGAACGGGCGCGAAGTTAAAGTCCGGTCTGTGTCGCCCTTGGCGCAAGCGCAAGCCAATCAGGACATCTCAAGCATTTCTCGCTTCTTAGAGTTGGTCGGCGGTGCTTTTGGGCCTGAGATGATGCAGATGCTCATAAACAGTGAGGAAACCGCTATACACCTTGCGAAAAAGTTTGGTGTTCCAGAAAGCTTGATCCGAGATGAAGAACAGCGTAAACAAATAGCTGCAATAGCGCAGCAGATGGCGCAGCAACAACAGCAGCAAGGTGGCATGGTTGAAGGACAACAGGGTTAATATCGGCGTCGATGGCATTCAGCGCAACGCTGAAGAAGATACTCGCATCAGCGAGAATGTTGCTGAGATATTCACCAAGCCTACTGGCAAGGAAGTCCTGAGATACCTTCGGTCAATCACCATTGAGATGGTGCATGGCCCAAATGTTTCGAACGAAGATTTGAGGCATATCGAAGGTCAGCGGTACATCGTTGGCCTTCTTGAGCAACGTATTGCCCACGCGCATAGGAGCAAGAAATGAACGATTCTTTGATGCAATCGGGAACAGAAGCTGCGCCTGAGGAAACTGAGGCGGTTAGCTCAGAGGAAGTCACTTCGGGTAATGAGGCCCCAATCTCTGATCGCCCGGAGTGGCTTCCCGAAAAATACAATTCGCCTGAAGACTTGGCGAAAGCCTACAAGGAATTGGAATCCAAGATCGGTGCAAAGGAAGAAGACCTGCGCACACAGATCATGGAGGAATTGCAGAAGGAGGCTTACAGTGATCGGCCTGAATCGCCGGGTCACTATCAGCTTCCTGAGGGCATTGACATTGAAGAGGCGGCGAACAGCGACCTACTAAAGTGGTGGTCTGACCATGCCTATGAGAATGGCTATGGCCAAGAGGAGTTCCAAAAGGGCATTGAGATGTACACTCAATCCATTGGCGCTTCTCAGCCTGACCTTGAGGCAGAAGAAGCAAAGCTTGGTGACAATGCCTCTAGCCGTATTGAGGCTGCATCTTTGTTTGCCAACAAATTCTTTCCGCAAGACGCGATCCCGGCGGTCGAGCGGATGTGCGAAAGCGCAGATGGTATTATTGCGCTGGAGGCAATCATGGAAGCTATGAAAGACGGATCGTATTCCGGTGACACTAACCCAACATCTGGTGTTAGCGAGGCTGATTTGCGCCAGATGATGAATGACCCGCGCTACTGGAGCCAGAAGGATCGTGATCCTGCGTTTGTAAAGCAAGTCGAGGAAGGGTTCCGCGCTGTCTACAAGGGATAAGAAATCAATGTTAAACCTTGGCCCCTTTGAGTTTCACAAGCTTGAAGGGTGCCATGTTGATGCAATCCTTGAAAACCTTGATGATCGAAACGTCAGGGAGTTTGAGGAGTTTTACAATGTAGACCCTAGAGATCACCTGCCGCTTGCTTTGGATTATGACCTGTCTCATGCAATCACACACAATGGAGACATTGT